GGTCCTATTTCACCTTGTGGACCCGTAGGTCCCATTTCACCTTGTGGACCCGTAGGTCCTATTTCACCTTGTGGACCCGTAGGTCCTATTTCACCCTGTTGACCAGTTAAACCAGCTTCACCCTGAGGACCTATGGGTCCTATTTCACCTTGTGGACCAGCAGGTCCTATAATAAATTCTCCATCTGTTAAAACATTACTCATAGGACCCATAGGACCCATAGGACCCATAGGACCCATAGGACCAATAGGACCCATTATACCTGGATCGCCTTTTTGTCCCCTAGTTTTTGAAAGAAATATCATTTTATTATATAATATTTACAAAGAAAAATTATTAAAACTTATTTTTATAACTATTTTTTGAATAATTTTTTTATAATTATTAAAACTTATTCTATAACTATTTTTTTGGAGGCTTAGGCAATGTTACTGTACGATCAAACCATGGACTTTCTTTATCAAACATATTTTTAAATAATGAGGTTTCTGGAGCTTGAGCTAATTGTTCTTCATAGAAAGTACGAGGAATAAACCTGTATTCAACTCTTACATTTTTCTTCAATGATTTAAATTTCTGATCATAAATACTATGTATAATTAAAAAAATTCCTAAACCAAAGAAAAAAATTATTATTGATCTCATTTTAACATTATTGTATATAAATTTTATAAGATTTATATTATAATATCATATAAATAAAATTAAAATGTTAAAAAAAAAAATCTCGTTAAAAAAAAAAGGTGGTACACAAACAAATGATATACCAATTTATAGAAGATTAGAATTTAATGAATTTCCAAGAGTATGGGGAATCATAACAATTCCTGCAGATTTTATTTTATATAGAGGCGGAACTAAAGAACCAAATTTAGGAAGTGATCCACGTTTTTTTTCAGATTTCAACACAGCAAATGTTTATACAATGAGAAGTAATACTTATAAGACATACGGGTGTATTACAAATGAACTTAAATTAGTAGATTTAAGAACATTACGATATTTATTTTGGGAGTATGTTGGATATAATCGATTATATTTTACTAGTGATCAATTAAAATTAATAAATAAAGCATTATTTGCACTTGGATTACTTAGTATTGATGAACAATATAATTTTATGCTCGAAAATAAACTTAAAATACCTTCACTACAAATATGGCTAGATAGATTTCCAACATTATCTTCTGTTAAATCTAAATATAATTGTTCAGCATTATCATTCATTCCTTCTAATTCAAAAGCGTATAATATATTAGGAGATCATTATGCTTCATTTGGTAATAGAATAAGTGAATGTTCAATAGATGACGAAGTAGTAGCATTACTAAAAATAATATTTGGTGATACAATAGATGGATATATTTCACCTATTTTAGATTCTGTATGGCATGAATTTCAATTTAATCCTGAATTATGTTTATTTGAACCTAAAAAATCATTAAAAATGTGTAGTATAGTTCCATTAAATATAATAAATCCAGATATTATATTTCCTCCAATGAGTATTTCATTATTATTAAATGTTACTTCTGAAAAAATTATAAGTGGAGTAGCTGGAAACTTTAATTATATTAAAAAAGGTGGCACAAATAGCAATCAAAATATAAAAAAAAATAATAGTGGTATTATTGCTTGTGAAATTTTTAATAAAGAAAAACAAGAAGCATTTATAGAATCGATTCCATTAAATTTTGCAAATGAAAATGAGAAATCAATAGAAGAAAATGTAAAAAAAATATGGGATATAGATCTTGTTCAAAATGTAGGAAAACAAAAAATAACAAAAAAAGTAGAATATAATGAAAATTTATTCGCAACAAATGTATGAAAATTTATATACATTTAATTAAAATAAATAATGAAAAAAATAAATTTTTCAAATTTAAGATTTAGTCAATTTCCACGAGTATGGGGAATAATTACAATTCCAGAAAATTTTATATGCTATAGAGCTGGTACAAAAAATCCTGTTCTTGGAAATAATCCAAGATTCTTTTCAGAATATAATATAGCTAAATTGTATGCTGATGAAGATAATTACTATAAAATATATGCATGTATTATTAATGAATTAAAATTAGTTGATCTTAGAACATTGCGATATTTATTTATTGAATATATTGGATATAATGACTTATTATTTTCAGAAGAAGAATTAGAAAATATTAATTTAACTAAATTTGCATTAGGATTAATGTCTCTTAATGATCAACATATATTTATGACACAAAATCTACAAAAATATCCAGGATTAGATTTTTGGATTTCAAAATATGATACATTTGCAGATGTTTTATATGATATTGAATGTGAAAAAAATATTAATAATGATTCATCTCAATTTGATATAGATAAAAATGAAAAACTTTATTCTAGTTTTGGACAACGAATAAGTGATTGTGCTATAGATGATAAAGTAGTTGCATTTTTAAAAAATATTTTCAGTGATACTATTGATGGATATATATCTCCGCATATTAATTCAGTTTGGCATGGATTCAATTTTCCACCAGAATTATGTTTATTTACTCCTAATATTTCATTAAAAAAATGTGGCGAAGTATTAGATAATAATTTAAAAATTATAAATGAACCCGATGTAGATATTTCAGTATTATTAAATGTTACATATCCTTTACCTAAAATTGCTCAAAAAGATTATATAAAAGGTGGTGGTGCACAAAAATGTTTGCTAAAAACATCCGACAAATATAAAGAAGAACAAGAAAAAATTAAAAAAATCCCCAAAAATTTTTTATATGAAAAAACTCTAACAAATTCAAATAAGAATACTGTTAAATATGGTAATTTATATTCTAATTCTTCTAATTCTTCTAATTCTTCTAATTCTTCTAATTCCAATTCTAATTCCAATTCTAATTCCAATTCTAATTCTTCTGTTAAATATATTGATAATTTATTCCAAAAAACTAATTCTAATTCTAATTCCAATTCTTCTGTTAAATATATTGATAATTTATTCCAAAAAACTAATTCTAATTCTAATTCTAATGAGAAAAATGTTGATAATTTAAACCAAAACAATAATAGAAATAATTTACCTACAAATATTTTAAAGGCTAAATCTAATACTTCAGATGAATATGGTTTGACTCCATTATTGTAAACACATTGTCAACCAAAGTACAAACTTCATTATAATTCCAATCATTTAAATCATGAATAACATGCTTCCATTTATTAGGAATATTAGCTTCACCATTTCGAGCACCAGAAATAGCCCCTACTATTGCTGCTGTTGTATCAACATCTCCACCAACAGCAATAGCATCACCAATACAGTTAATATAAGAATCGGGATTCTTACAGAAGCAATATAGTGACCACAATACAGTTTGAGTAACTCCAGCAGAAATTCCATCCCATTTACTTTCACCGTCGGATAGACCAACCTTTACAAAATAATCACACACTTTAGTATTTGACCATGTAAGCATTTCAGGGAGTCTTTTTATAATGGTATTAAGCTCAATATCATTTGTTTGACAAATGTACTCAATAAAATACTGAATATTAAACTTAATTTTTTTGCAAGCCATAGCAAACTTGGTTGCCAAAGCAATTACTGCAGCACCAGTCATACACCTAGGCCTCGCATGTGAAATACTTGAAAGTTTCATAGTTGCATCAATTAGATCTGCATCTGAAGCTTTTGAAAAAATAATACCAATTGGTGCTGATCGCATAGCAGAACCATTACCATGTCCAGTAACACATCCAGTTGTCTTATAATCAGCGCCATTAAATAAGGCTTCTCCAGCTTGAGCACATGTTTTTCCATAACCAACAATCCTGTAATTCCCTGGATTAAACATACCGGCAAGCTTATCACCATAAATCTTTGCATCAACAATTCCATTATTGCTATCATTGATAGCCACAAGTAATTCCCTTGCCAATTGTGAATCATCACTGTACTGTCCAAATGTAAGACCCTCACAACGAATCCAAGTTGGTGTTCTGATAGGTGTTATAAACTTATCAACAAACTCTTGACACTTCTCAGGACCATGACCCTCAACCAAAAATCCAAGTGAATCCCCGACACACTTGCCGATCATACATCCAAGAAAAGAATCTTTATCTGGAATACAAGTCATTAATAGCATATCATGAACCCATTTAAGTCGCTTTTCACCATCACCATCACCATCCACCAACGAATATGAAATTACATATTCATTGATCATTTTAATCTGGTCATTGCTCATTTTTTTTGATTTTATCAAATTCATAAGGATGGTACGTGCATTATCCTGAATATACAATGATGAATTATTTGTATTATCAATGAGAAATTTGCAAATTTCGTTAGATAAGACTGAACCCAGATATGCTTTGTTTTGATTTTTGTTTTTTTCATTGATAAGAATCATTGCACACATAATACTTCCGATATCTGTATTTTTTATTATCAAAGATATTTCATAGAATTCTCCAATTTTAATCGTGTCAATCATATGATTAACAAGATCCATTCGAATACATGAACGCTCAGAACCTCCAGGAAGGCAAGTAGTATCATTGAATGATGCAACAATTGATTCCATTTTTTGAACTCGAAAATATGTTTTGAAGTTTTGTAGATATCGCGTGTGATACATAATAATATTTATATCACCATTCAATTTTTTTTTTATTTGGCACATCTTTAGAAAAAAAATTTAACCATTTAGATTTTGTTATAATAGGAAACGATGAGTCAATTCTAATATTTGTTTTAATACATTTATCATTATTTAGTTTATTTATATGATCTTTATATGTTATTGAAATAAATTCATTAAAACTTTCTAAAAAATTTTGTTTATCAATAATAATATCTCTATCAAAATGTAAATCTTTTATTAACCATTTTATAGGAATTTCATCTACAAAATATATATGTTTTAATGAAAATTTACTCTCTTTTGAATATACAAGAATTATCTCAGCTAAAGAATGATATTTTGGTACAAAATCACATATTATACATAATAATAATAGCTCTAAATTTTCCCTTGTTTGTTCTATGCCAAGAATATGAAAACATAAATTCATCCACATTAATGTAGAACCAGATATACCTGCCTTCACACGCCTTCCATATAATTTCATAATTTTTCGCATAATACTACCATTAGGTACATAATACCATGAATTTCCATGAACAATTTTCAAATCTTCTTTGGCTTTTTTATGAAATGTTGGACAAAATGGAAGATTACTTGATTGTATATATTCAGTTTGAGCTTTATCACTTCTGACTCTTATATAAGGTAAATTATTTAAATTTCTTCTTACAATAGATATACTTTTTCCATTAAAATTATAAACCATCATATCTAATAATATTATCAATAGTGGATTATCTGATGAAGGATATCCTATTGTTTCTAATAATTTTTTTTTTGTAAATTTTTTTGGTAAACCAAATATGGATGATATAGTTTTGTTAATATGATTTATAGAATCATAATTTAAATTATCACCTACAAATATTTGATGAAATTCTTTAAATGTACTAGCTATTAAAATTTTACCAATAATAATTCTATCAGTTGATATTCCATATATTGCTCCCATTAATTGATTTAATGAAAACTTTGACAAATATGTAGAATCACATCCTGTTTTAATAATATTTTCAATCATTTTAAAAATATCTTCAGTTGACATATTATCCAATCCAGGTCTTAATAAATAATTCCTATCATATAATGGTTTATATTTTCTAATAATTTCATCTATAGCTTCATTGTGTATAATAATATGACTTTTATTCTCATTAAATAATGAAAATGCACCATATATAATTCGTGTTAATCTTATAAATATATACTGCATAAATATTAATAAATAAGGATGTTTAGAAAGCATACAACTCATTCTTGTACCTTCTGATATATCTTCAATAGATACCCAAGTATCAAAACTTTTTTCCATTTAGTTTTGAAATTTAAAAAGATAAAATTTTAAAAAGATTAAAATAATTAATTTATTATAAATTAAATAATTTATGGTAAGCTCAGTTGTTTATTAACGACCCTATCACTTAAATTTGTAGATACTATAATCTCATCAACAGCTACTACAATCTTATCAACATCTACTTCTATTTTTTCTAAATCAATAGGTTCTTTTACAGATAAAACAATTTCATCTACAGATACAATAAGTTTTACACTATCTATAGATTCATCTGCAGATACAATAAGTTTTAGACTATCTATAGATTCATCTGCAGATGAATCAGTTGCAATATCTGCAACATCTGCAGATGAATCAGTTGCAATATCTGCAACATCATTAATTATTGATACAGATTCTGATACTAAAATTTCATTTTCTTTATTTGCAAGCCAATTATCTTTTTCTTCAAGTTTCTCTTTTGTTTTAAGAAATTGGAGATCCCTTTTACGTTCTTCAAAAAACATATCTTTTTTATCTTGATTCTCTTTATAATTTTTCATTAATGTGTTTAGATTTGTTTCAGCATATTCCTGATCAGTAATATCATCAGGATTAGGACTCCAAGGACACCAACACCCAACTTGTGCTACATATACATTAAATTTATTATCCATACGTTTAAGTACTTGAGAACGTACTTCAGCTTCTTTCATTGAATCAAATACACCTCGCACTTTTAGACCACGAATACTTGTTTGAAAATTATTTTTTTCATGGAATAATGCTTCTAATTCAGCACTACGACTATTAGTGAAATATTGATATTCCTCTTGAAGAGACTTACTCTCAAAAATATAACTATATCTATCTTTAATCATTTTAAGAACATCAATATCTTCTTTGTATTTCTCACCAAGTTTATCAAAAAACTCTATCATATCTTTTGAAAATTCAGTTAAAAATTGTTCAAAAAAATAAACATCCTTCTGTTTAAGAATCTCTTCTGGAGATAAAAAAGATAGACAAACAAAATTTTGACCCCGAAGTGGTGGATCTTGATCTAAAAAATCTTCTTCTTTAACAGGAATTAAATTTTCGGAATTCATTTTATTTAATTAAGTTAATAACTATAGTTTTATATAGTTTGCGTATTTTATTAATAACATTATTACAATTTTATTTTCTTTAATTAGATTATATAAAAGATGCAAGGAGATTTTTCAGTTGACGGAAAAGAAATTGTTGTCAGAATTATTAAATACGTACTCGAAGGCGCCATGGTAGCAATCGCCGTCGCATTAATTCCAGTCAAAAAACCTTCATTAGAAGAAATCCTAACTATCGCTTTAATCGCAGCCGCCACTTTCTCTCTACTTGATATGTTTGCACCAAGTATTGGTCAATCGGCTAGATTAGGCGCAGGTTTTGGAATTGGGGCGGGTCTAGCACAATTCCCCGCTGCACGCCCAATGTAATTTATTTTACCAATTAAAAAATAATTTATGAAAATCGTGATCCAAATAATAAAAGGTTATTTAAAAATTAATTTACGGTTTCCCGTTGCGTTTGCTACTTAAATTGGTCAGGGTGGTCGACGATGTTTGCCACGAGAATTGGTCAATCAATTTGTTATAGGTTTTAAATTTTAAAAATTAATTTAAGCTTTTCAATATCTTTTCATATGAATATAAATATTTATTTGTCCATTGTTTTTTATTAGAAGGGTTTATATATAAACTCATCTTTCCTTCAATATCTTTATTTGAAATAAAACCATTATCCATTAAAATATCTTTGGACTGTTTTTTATTAGCATCAGTAGTATTAGTAAAATGTATAAAATAAACATCATTATCACCTTTTTCATATGATTTTGTTTTTATATTCCCATCTTTAAAACAATTTATAAAATTTTTATATAACATTTTAAAATTATAATAAATATTTTTTTTTTTATTAAAATAATTATACACAAATTATATAAATCAATTTTTATTTAACATTTTATTAAATTTATAAATTTAATAATGCGTCATCAATTTATTACTTCAAAAAATACTATTGTCATTAATGGTTTATATAATAGACATGATTGGTACCGTGTAGAGTGTCATAAAATTTCAGAGGAATATGCAAATTTAATATTTGGTACATTGCCAAATATTGATGAATTTTATATTTGTGTCTTACGTTGCAAGTTATATACATGTATCAATGAAAAAGTATTATTTATAATGGACTTATATGGTTTTGTAAATAATTTATGGATTCCTATTGAATTATATCAAATTAATAATTATTCTGATCCATATAATATTCTTATTAAAAGTATTAAAAATATATACAAAGAATGGGATATTAGATGGTATGATAAAGATATAATGTATATATTTCAATTAACACGAAAAATATTTCATAATATTAATTACCCATTTGTTCTTGAAAAATTACTCTTACGTGATGTTGTAGAAAAAATACATAATTATAATTCACCTGAAAAATGCGATTTTTTAGATTTAAATTGGCATTATAATAAGAATATATCTCAAAATTTATGCTCTCAATTTAATGTTTTACATTCAGATCATATACCATTAAATACTTGATGTGGTTTTGATATTAATTATAAATTATCAAATAATTTATAATTAATATTATAAAGAAACCAAGTAAATATTAACACATGATACTTTACAAAATTTAACAAAACCATTATATTTATTATGTATTATTTATTGAAGATGTAGAATCTTCGAGTTTTTCTAATTTATTTTGCAATCCTTTTACAATTTTTGTTAATTCATTTACTTTTTCATCAGATGATATTGGTTTAAATTTGCATATATTCTTATGTCTTGATTTATTTGAACATTTACTAAATTTTTTATTACAATACTCACAATCATATGTTTTATCTACTTCATTTTTTATATTTATTTCAATTAATAATATTTCAAATGATATATCTTCATATTTTGCTTCACATATAATTTTTCTTTTAAAATGACTTTGCATACAATGTTTATATTCAGTTTCATATCCACACCTTTTACACTTGAATTCCACAATGTTATTATTGTTATCATCAATATTAGTTTGTTCACTTTTAACAGATTCTCTGATATAATTTTTATTAAAAGTAGATATATCAATATATTCACCTTCGATTTTATCAAAAGAGGTTTTAATAATTTCATCATCAACTTTGAAAAACTCTCTATTTGGATTAAATCTATATTGTGCTAAATCAGAGAAAATAAAAGATTCTGCTTGTCTCATATTTTTGACTTTTTTAGCACAAATACAGTCAAACATCATAGGTACACCTGTAGTACATAACGATTGCATTCTAGTAAAAACATTTTTGCTAAATCCCAGTTTAGCTAATCCAGGCATGGCATCATTACGTAAATGATAAATATATCCTTCCATCAATAAAAACGAATTTCTTATTTTTATATTTCAATTTTTTTTTAGACGTAAAAAAATAAGTATTTTCATTTCAAAAAAATTATGCTAAAATAATTGCAGAACCATTTTCACGATATTCTTCTAGCATCATTTGAAGATCTTCTAATAAAGGTTTTAATTCATATTTACTTAATTTTTCTATTTCATCTAATTGGTCAAGAACTTCTCTAATTTCAGATTCGTTCATATCTTCTTCCAAAATTCGTTCCTTATCTTTTTTATAATATTCTTTGAAAATCTTATGTCCTTGTAGTAAAAGCTCTGTTAAACCCTTGGAAAATGTCATAAGATCCCATTTATTATTTCTAAATATTTCCATAGTATTTCGTTTAATACTTTTTATTCGAACATTATGATTCTCTGGATAATTCGGATCACAATGTAAGTTTGCAAGGAGTTCCCTAAAACGGAGATCCATAAATAATGTACCTATTAAACTTTCTGGAATCGCATCCATATTTTCTCTTCCAAAATCATTGAGTTTAGGAATAGTGATATTTATATTATTTATTTGTTGATTATTATTTGTAATATTTATATTCCTAATTTCATCAATTTGAGTTTGTAATTTTATAATATTATTTTTTTCATGAGAAATAATACATTTTTGTTTATGTTGATATTTCCCTTGTTTTGAAGAAAATTTTTTATCACATAATTCACATATAAAAGATGTTTTATGTGTGTCTATATCATCTAATAAATTATCCCTAGACATATTAGAAATAATAGGATCACATTGAGTTTTTTTATTAATATGATTTTTAAGATTATTTTTTCGTGTAAAACTACATCCACATCTTTTACAATCTATCATTTAAATTCAAATATATAATATGTCTTTATATATTTTTACCCCTTGGTATATATACCGTTATATACCATACCCAATGGTAACTATTGGTATATGTTATTTATTTTAAAAAGATAGACCATTGTCAGTAATAAAAAAAATGAAAACAATGCATGGTAACTATTTTCAGTCTTGTAAAAAAAAGGGGGGGGGTAGAATCTAAAATAAAGTATTTTGAGTTTTAGATTTTCATTTCACTTTAATAATTTTTTTAGGAAAAATTATTTTATTTTTCTGTGCTTTTTGTTTATTTTTAATAAGTTGTTTTTTTTGAATATCAGAGAGTTCATTTGCCAACATAGGTGTTTGCTTTGAAATTTTTACACTTGGTCGACATGTTGGATAATTTATATTTTCTGCATTTTTACGGCCACATGGCTTTCCAGTTGATATATCTATCCATTTTTCTTTGAACCATCGTGTCAATGGATTAATTTGTTGTTTTTTTGAATTATTTATAGTTTTATATGGATCTTGTCCTTTGAGAGCCATAATACGTTTATATTCTTTAACAAGCATACCAGATGCATATGCACTAGGCCATCTTTTAACACTAGCTTTTATTTTTTCGAGAACTTTTGCATAAATTATAGGATCCGTTGGTATATTAGTCATTTATATAAATGTTTAAAAAAAATTGAAATTAATATAATTATTAATTAATTTATTAAAAGTAAAAGTATTAAAATGCTTATTGTAAAGAAATTTGATAAAGATGCTGTTCTTCCTGTAAAAGGTCGTATTGGGGACGCAGGTTGGGATCTTTCAAGTGTGGAGGATGTAATTATTCCTCCTCAATCTTGGAAACTAGTAAATACTGGTATTGGATTTACAGTTCCAGATGGCACTTATGGGCGAATTGCCCCAAGATCAGGTGTTAGTACGAAAGGTATTTCAGTAAATGCGGGTGTAATTGATAAAACATATACCGGAATTGTTAAAGTTTTACTTGTAAATCATTCATTAACTGATGCATATGAAGTAAAAAAATATAATAAAATTGCTCAACTGATTCTAGAAAAAATTATTGAGAATTGTGAAATTCTAGAAGTAGATTCTCTTGATGAGACTGAAAGAGGTATTCGTGGTTTTGGAAGTTCTGGTATTTAATAGGTAAATTTAGATTTTTTGAAAGGTTAATATTTTTTATTATTTTTCTAAATATAAAGCGTTTTTTTTTAAATTAAAAAAAAATTTGAATAAGATATATTAATTTTTCTTTATTAATTACAAGTTAATAAATCAATATGTCATTTACAATTGTTAATCAAGCAGTTGCGAAGGTTGTGATGGAGTCAAAACTTAGTGTTATTGATGATCTTGTCGCATATCTAGAAACAAAAATTGAAGTTGACGAAGATCTTAAAAATGTTTTCACCGAATTTAAAGCAAATCTAAAGGAGTCTCAAGAAAAAGTTGTTAAAGATGCTGGAAAGAAATCAAAGGTTAAAAAGTCAATGGATAAAAAGAGGGCACCATCTATTTTTAATCTATATGTAAAGGATGTAATGCCAGATATGAAGGCTAAACATCCAGATGTTAAAGATGGGAAACTAATGATTGGTTTTGCTTCAGAATCTTGGAAAATTGATCCGCTAGTAATTTTTCTGAAAGAGAAAATTCCTGAACTAAAATCGGATAATTCTGATAAAGATATTGTTGAACTATATGCAATGGCTAAAGATATGTATATTGAAGAAACTAAAAATGTAAAAGAGGATGAAGTTGTAGTAGGATCAAAGAAAAGTGTTAAAAAATAAAACCAAACTTTAATGTGTGCATAATTTTTTTTATTTATAATTTTTAAAATTGATTTAAATATAATTGTTTATAGATGTTTTATAATGGTATTACATATTGAATACAATGGCACAATGTGTGCGTTGCCAGGTTCTGAGCGAATGGTTGGTGGTCCACATATATGTATGTATCATGTAATTGAAGATATACACTTGGATGACTGGACAGTTAATTCCGTGTACATGCATGTTGCACATCAACCTATAGGAGGACCGTATGTGGATACAGATTGCCAGACAGTATTGTATGCTGTGTATCAACTGAAAGTTTTTCCTGTATTAGCTGCAAGTGTGTTGCTGCGTGGGGATCATTTTCATGAACATCCACTACCTGGAGTTTATACAGTATATTATATGACTCATCGTGTGGATATGCGGGCATATAAAGATAATAATGGTGTACGTCACCTATGGGCTGAAATGTACCAAAGTTTCAATATTAAATAGTATACCAAATTTTTTTTAATATAATCAAAGTGTTAAAAATTTGATTTTTATTTTGTGTTTTAAGAATAAAATAAAAATGGAAATTAATCCACCATTATGTGATGATATTCCTAGTCCTAAAAAACCTTATAAAAAAATTATAATTGATAAAAAAATAAAAGTAGTAAAAAAAAAATTATCTGAAAAAGTAAAAGTTGATGATAAAAATTTTATATCAAATGATGAAACTATGATAGAATTGGTAGTGCCTAAGAAGATAAAAGCTATAACAGTTGATAAAAAAATAATATTAAATGATGAATCTGAATTGGAATTAGTATTACCTAAAAAGACGAAAGCATTAAAACTTGAAGATAAAAGAAATCAATTAATAGAATCTCTTGACAAATTACGTAAACAGGAAATTGCAAATAAGGAGACATGGAAAGCGCGAGCATATTCAATTATAATTAAAGAATTAAAAGCTTTTGAGCAACCGATTTATACATGGGATGATATTAAAGATTTGAAAGGTATTGGTAAAAGTTCTGAAGCTAAAATAAAGGAATTATTAGAAACTGGTAAATTATCCCAATTGGAAGATTATAATTCTGACGGTCATATTAAAATAATTGATGAATTATTAAAAATTCATGCAATTGGTCCAGCAAAAGCGAAAGAATTAGTTGAGAAGAATAATATTAAGAGTATAGAAGATCTACAATTGCATCCTGAATTATTAAATGATAAGCAAAAGATTGGACTAAAATATTGGGAGGATTTTAATCAAAGAATTCCGCGAAAGGAAATGGAAAAACATAATGATTATATAATGAATGTAATAAAGAGTATAGATCCTAAAATTATAGCAACATTAACTGGAAGTTTTCGTAGAAAAACAAAAGATAGTGGTGATATTGATGTTTTGTTAACACATCCTGATGATCCTGAAGATTTTGATGAACTTTTCAAACAACTTGTTGAGAAGATGAAAAAAGATTATATTTCAGATATTCTTGCTCTTGGTGGAAAGAAATGTATGGCAGTATGTAGAATGAAAAACTATAAAAAGTTTAGGCGTTTAGATTTATTATATACAAGAAGACATGAATATCCTTTTTCACTTTTATATTTCACAGGGAGTGGTGATTTTAATGTTAAAATGCGTAATATTGCATTATCAAAAGGTTATTCTTTAAGTGAATATGGTTTAAAATATAGTAAAGGAGATAATAAAGGTGAATTTATTGATCATGTATTTAATGAAGAGCGAGATATCTTTGATTTCTTATCAATGGAATATGTTGAACCAGAGAATAGGAAATAAAATATAATCATATAAGAATTTATTTATATAATTAATATACAAATGTTATCTTTATCAAAATGGCGACATTTATAAATATTGGAATAATGAATGTGAACGATCCTTTTTATAGATATAAAATGCCTTCATTAATTCTTTCAATAAAAGGGAAAGGAAATGGTATTCGAACAGATATAACAAATATTGATGATATTGCAAAATCTTTAGCAAGATCTCAAATTGAATTAATGAAATTTTTCGGATATGAATTGGGTACTTTAGCTAAAGGTTCATTATTAAATGGTAAATTTGATGAAATAATAATTTCCGAATTATTAGAGAAATATATTACAAAATATATTCTTTGTAATATTTGTAAAAATCCTGAGACATTTTATATAATAAAGAAAAAGGTATTAAAATGTGAATGTAAAGCTTGTGGTAGTATTTATGATATAGATACAAGTCATAGGTTAACAGATTATATATTAAAACATATTTAATTATTTCAAGATATAAAAATACATTTTTTTTTATGTTGTCCCATTGTATATTGCTGCCTTTTGTCCGAGAAATATCCGTGTTGGGATTGTAGTAGGTTCTAAGTCGAGATATGTGTCTTTGTCACTGACATATTTTTTATCTTTCATACTGGGAGTAAGACTAAGATGTGAGTACATGTCTGGATCGTACTTGGTTGCTATATTTTGATCAATTTTACATGTCTGATAAGATATTTTTTCAATTTCAATATTTCTTGAATTTAAAAGTTTTTCATAATTTTTAATTGATGTATTTTTTATATGTTTATCACATATATTTATTTTTTTTGCTGCTCTTGATTCAATACCATATAAATACATACCATCTGTATATCTTTTCTTTTGTAATCCAATATCATATAAATAATTTGCAAAATTATATTTAAGAGAATTATTAGATAGTCTAAGTTCTGTTTCAACTTCTTCAAGAAGCACACTTACCTTAATTTTTTTATTAATATCATCTGATATAATATAATTTTGTTTAATATAAAATATAATAAGTGATTTTTCATTTTCATTTTGATTTATTTTTTTTACATCATATAGATATTCGAAAGAATCTAATTTTTTTTCAATATCGGTTTTTTCACAATACATATTATTATCTATTAAATCTTTTAAAATTATGACATTTTTTTCAGGTATATCATTATATTCTCTTATAATTAGAAAATCTCCAAATTCATCAGCAACTTCTTTTATTTTTTTAGAATAGTTACATAATAAACTACATTCATATTCTTTATTATATAAAATACATATTGAGTTTTTTAATGTAATTGTTTTTTCTTCATTCCACCATGTGTCCATAATATATGAAAAACCAGTGGTTTTTGTAGAACAGCCTATAGGAGTTTCAATATTATCATCTTTAACAATTGAATTATTTATTGATGAAGGGAAAGGAGAATGAGTTTCGATTTTTTTTTTAATAATTTTATTTTTACATCTTTCTAAAAGTTGTACATATGCAACTACTTCTAATAATATACTTCTAATATTAGAATCTTCTTCTTTTTTAAAAGTATTAATTCCTAGGGTTTTCATTATCATATCTTTTTCTAATTGGGAAATAATCGTATTTGCATTTTCAACATTCATTTTTACATTGATTTGTTTATATAAATCGATAAGATCATTGACAAGATTCGATTTATCAAATAAAATTCTTATATTATCATTTTCTTCTAAAAAAAAAATGTTGTACATTTTATGTATAACTATTAATGTATATACATAATTTTATATAAAATATTAAACGTAAAAAACTAATTAATTAGATAGTGTTATGCTTATTTGAATAAAGAAATTAGAAAATGTGGTATAAAGACATTATAATGTATATATATTATGACATCACATTTGCACTGTTTTTCGCATGGAAATGGAATGCATGTTGTTATTATAAATAGTTGGTATTTTGAAAAAAGAACAAATCCTTCTGTAATTTGTACACGTTCTTCAGGTGCACTTAATTACATCGCAGAATGGATTCTTATTGATGGCAAATATCAATTAAAATATTTAAAACACAACGTATTAGATTTAGAATATGATATGACAAAAGGATGTCAGTTGCTCGAAGTTGATACAATACATGATGTTATTTATTATTGTGCAACACATAATCATCCTGATTTTCATACATAAAATTATTATTATATATTAAAATAATAATTAATTATTTATGTATTAAATTATTAAATAATTTAATAATAATATGAATATAGTAATTGTTGGCGGTGGTATTTCAGGTTTATATACAGCCTATAAATTATATAAAAAATATGATGATATAACTATTACAATTTATGAGAAAAATAATTATTTAGGTGGTCGCGTATGTACTATTGAACGAGTTAATAATGTAAATAAAGGATCTAAATTAATTTATGATGTAGGAGCTGGAATTTTTACTAATAAAAATATAATTTTTTTAAATTTGATAAAAGCGTTAAATATAGATGATCAAGTTATAGAATTGCCAAAATCTGATAATATTTATATAAAAAATAATATAAAAACAAGTTTTGATATATCTGGTTTTATAACTAATTTATTACTAGTAACTAAAACAATACCAATTAATATTTTAAAGTCAAAAACTTTATTACTATTAATGAAAGAACTATTTATTAGTTCAGATGTGGATGATTTTATGTATGCATTTGGATATTGTAACGAGTTTGAGTGTGGTAATGCTTATGATATTTTAGAAACATTAAAAAATTATGATGATATAAAACATTACACATTTAAGAATGGTATGTCTACAATAACAGATGCTTTATTAGAGGTATTAAAATTAAAAAAAACAATTTTTAAATTATCGCATGATATTCTTGATATAGAGTCATTTGTAGATAAAAGTATTAAGATAACATATTTGAATAATAATAAAGTAAATCGTAAAATATATAATAAATTATTTGTGTGTATTACAAAGAATGATTTATTGAATATTCCTGGTTTTTTAAAAGACAAAGCATTACAAATTACATTAGATAGTATTATAACAAAACCGTTAAATAGGATTTATGCACAGTTTCCTTTAGAAAAAGAAGGTAAAGTATGGTTTAGTGATATATCATCGAGAGTGTGTACAAATAATGCAATAAGATCAATAATACCAATAAATAAAAACACAGGTTTGATAATGATTAGTTATGGTGATAGTCTAGATGCTGAGACCTGGAATTATTATAAAAATGTAAAAGATCTTGAGAGAGATGTAATGAAATATATAAGATTAATGTTTCCTGATATATTAATTAGTAATCCAATATGGATAGAAAATTTTTATTGGAAAAACGGGACACATTGGCCTGCTCCATATTATAAAGAATATAAAAATAAAAATTTAAATAATTATTATATTGTTGGTGAAACAATGTCTAAAAAATTTAATGGATGGATAGAAGGAGCTTTATTATCTGTAGAAAATTTATTTAAGAATGTTATTTAATTTTAAAAGTGAATCCTTTATGTTGTTGACAATTTGATATAATAATACTCATTCTTGAGATTGAAATATTATTTTCATTAGCTGCTTGTGTAATTGATAAATATTCATGTACAATTTCATCATTATTATTAAATTGTTGAATGATTTTTCTATTTTTAGGTTTTTGTTTTGTGCCAACTAATTTTGATTCTTTATTTTTCAAAGATAATCCATAAAATCCAAATCTAATTCTTTCACCTGTATAAACAGTAGAACCCATAAAATTTTTATTTAAATATGCATTGACTATTTTTTTATCACTATGCGTTATTTTTGTATATAATGGGTCATTTGTATTTTTTCCCATAATAACGTCTTATTTCCTCGCCTTTTTCAGTATAGCTAATAGACAGAGTTTTTTAAATGTACTCGGAGTCATCATTATAATTTCTTTATTTTGCCCCCTTTAATATAATTTATATCAATTGTAAAATACTTATCTAATAGGCGTTTTGCGTTTTCCTTCCTGGCAAATCCTATACATTTAAATACAAAATCTAAATCAATTACATGATCATTTTCTTGGTCGTTTTCTAAAAAACATTTAAAATTTTGTAGGAAAATTTGCTGTTCATTTGAGTTTAATTCAGAATTTAAGTTATTAATATTTTAGTTTTACTACGCATAGAGGAAAAATAAGTGTTGTTATTATTTATGTTTTCCACTTTTGGGTGGAAAACATAATTATCGACTTCATAATTTCAAATGGTAATATAAAATTTGATTAATATAAATAATTATTTTCCATTATAAAAATGGATGAACTTATACAACAAAATATTAGAGAATATAAAAAACCCGAATTTGATAAAATTGAAATCGAGAAATTTCAATATGCAGCTGGTTTTTCTGATACAGATGGATGCTTTTTAATTTCTGTAAATAATCCAAAAATTCAAATTGAACAAGCAGAAAAAGGTATTGATGCATTACATTTTATGTATGATAATTTTGGAGGCAGAATACATTTACATAAAAAAGGGACAGATAAACATCAAACATCATATCAATGGATGTTATATGGAGAAGATGCTATCAAATTTGCAAAATATATATTACCTTATCTATTACTTAAAAAAAGAGAGGCAAAAATATTTATAGAGTTTCCACTTGGTAATTTACATATAAAATCTGTTCGTCTTACAAATAATATAACAAAAGAAACATATATATTTGAAACAATGATTGAATGTTCTAATTTTATTGGTAGAAAACAAAAATTACAATTTAAAAATGATGAAATCATTGTTTTAAATGATTGGAGGATCCAAAGAATATTATCAAATGAAGAAATCAAAGATATAAAAGAAAAAAGGTTAGCAATTGATTTACAAATTAAAAAATTTAAAAGTGAAGCCCATGATTTAATTTCTGAAGATATTAAACCATCAATTCCGTATTTATCAGGTGTATGTGATGGAGAAATATGTTTACAAGTAAATGGTAAATCGTCTCAACATCATTCTATTACTCAAAAATACACACCTATTCTTGATCTTTTTAAAAGATTATATGGAGGTGGTGTAAATTATCGTAAAAGTTCAAATACATTTGCATGGGAAATTAATAGTTTTGCCAAAGAATTTTTAACAGAGGTCTGGCCTTTTATAGTTGGGAAAAAAAAGCAAGTTGATCTTATTTTAAATATGAAACCTGGAGAAGCTTCTCAAATTCATGTTAAATTAAGGGAACTTAAAGGAAAATATACTGCTTCAACACCTTGTATTGATAATATTAACTCAGGAAATGGTCCAGAATATAAACCTATAAAAAAATTGCCAACAGGGGTATATGTAAATGGAAGAGCTTCTAGTAATAGGATTAAAGCACAAATTCAATATAATAAAAAAATTTATGTACTTGGTTTATTTGATGTTGGTCAAGAAGAAGAAGCGCATAATTTATTTTTAGAATATAAAAAAAATATATCTCTTGAAAAACGAGGTGGACCAAAAGTTGATCTAAGTGAATTTACTAATTTCAAAAGTAATTAATTATATATATACTACATACTTGTAATATATTGCCAATGTAATTCTTCGCATATTTTTTTCCAAATCATGTCCTGTTGATGTAGTTTTTCTCTAGACTTTAAGAGAGGGAAATATGGTAGGTATTCATCTTTGCCCATTAATTGGGAAAATTTATGAAGAACATATGAATATGAAAGGAAATTTTTTCTAATTCCTGGTGCATATTTTAAGAACAATGGTTGTATTTGTTTAAACATAGATCGTAGTTTATCTTCGAGTTCTGGATCAAAGTTTGGAGTAGGTAATCCGTTTAATTTATTGATAATATGCGGGACATGCTCGTAATACTTATTAATTTTTAATTTTTTCAATATTTCCTTTACTTTATTGGTAGTTAAATCTGCCATATTATTAATTTTTTGTTTTTTTATTTCAAGAAGAATCTTATCGTAAACTTCTTCTGGTATATCTGTAGTTTCTTTACCTTGTATTTGTGATATCCATTCATTAAAATGATTTATTCGTTTATAAGCAAAGTAGCTGATTTCCTTTGGAGGATCCTTATATGAAGGTCTGTCATGATCAATAATGATATATTCGACAGTACAACAATCGTTACAATAGATAATTCCATCATTGAGCATAATATTTCTATTAGATGATGAGCAAAAGAGACATTTATCTTTTTTGTCAACTTCAATATATTTAACATAATTATGTTCGGTACATTCCATATATTTTTCTAATAAAGTAGCTTTATCATTAACATCATTATGTTTATCATTAACATCATCATTATCTTTATCTTTATTTTCTTGTGAAATAAGATATTTGAGAATGCTATTAGCAACAATAGTTTTTTTATTCAAAAGCATGGCATCATCTTTTGGAGAACCTTTATCAATAATATCATAATATTTAAATAATATACTCTCCTGTATTAACAAGGTATTCAATTTCATCAGAATTAATATTTATATCTAATAATTGTTTTTCATAATTGATAATTTCATCTTTAATATCAATAATATTAGATATATCATCATCGTTATTTTTATGACTTTCAAGCAACAATAATTGGTTATTTAAATCCATAATTTTAGTTTGTAAAAATTGTATATGATGATCTTTTTCTTGAAATTGTTGCATTTTAATATTATGTTGAATATCCAAAGTTTTTTTTGTAAGAGGTTGCGATTTTGAATTTTTATTTGGATTTGAAATTGAATACATTTATTTATGATATATTCTAAAGCACTAATTGTTTCTTTAAATATTAATCTAAAATTTGTCTTTTAAAATTTTAATTAACTACATATTATAATAAGTTTATAACTATTCATTTATAATTGTATTAAATGGAAAAAATCAACAAGAAATATTATTTCTTACCGAGTCTTGGGTTTATAGATTATTAATGACATCTAGAAAACTTATTGCAAGACCATTTCAGAAATGGATATGTAAAGTTATTGAAAGTATTAGAGAAAATGGAAAATATGATCTTAACTTAAAAGTTAATGAAACTGTAGAAGAAGTTTTAAAAAAGAAAGCGAAAAATGAAAAATAAAATAGAAAAAAATAAACATAATACATTATGATGAAGAACCATATATTTTGCCTTAAATCAAAGTAAATGAATTTAATTTATATAGACATTCATTATATAATTCATCAAATGTTTTTTTAACTGAAACAAAATATAATAATTTACATGTTGGATGACTTACAATAGCATAACCTTTTCGATCTTGCCAATTAATAAATTTCATATATTTTGGAAGTATATTTCCATTATGATCTTTGCGAATAATATTATCAATATTGGTTTTTGATATTTTTTGTTTTGTTTCTGTAGATAATTTAAGTTTTTCTGGATTTTCACTAATATATTTTTGTCTAGCTTTTGACATTAATTGTCTAGTTATATCAGAATTTTCTCCATGATTTCCGCCATCACGAATATTTAATCCATTTGGATTATTATTTGAAAATTTGGTATTATATTCTTTTATGAATAGTTTTTCATAATCAGCAATATATTTGGTTTCACATGTAATAATCTGTTCAACTTTAAAAGTATCAAGTTGATATTTTCGTATTTCTTCATTTAGAAGTCTACATCTATTTTTATTTCTTGAATCTGCAATATGAGATGTCCATCTATTAGAAGTTCCATATTTCTTTCCTTGCCTTGTTAGACAATTTGTTTTACCTACATATTGTTTACCAGATGGACTTGTAATCAAATAAATTTCAGCATATTCTTTTTTTAAATTCATAAAAAACTAAAAAAATAAGAATTAAAATTCAAATTTTTTTAAGAATTCAATTAAATATATGAGAAATACTATTTAAAAATCAATTTTGTTAAAATTAAAATATATTAAAGGTTTTTAAGATTACAAATGAAAATATTAATTATATTTTAAAATTTAAATGCGTAATTAATGTTTTTATTTCGGATAATTTATTTTCTCACTATATAATATAAAACAAAATGGGTGGTGGCCTCATGCAGTTAGTAGCTTATGGCGCTCAAGATATTTACCTAACCGGCAATCCTCAAATTACCTTCTTTAAAGTGATTTACAGACGTCACACCAATTTCTCCATGGAATCCATTGAACAAGTTTTCAATGGTCAAGCCGACTGGGGCAAGAAAGTAACTTGCACTATTTCCCGTAATGGTGATTTAATTCACCGTACTTACCTCCGTGTCGAGCTCCCATCTGTAAGTGTACCCGCTATGAACGGTAGCACTATCACAGGTTTCAGATGGTTGAACTGGGTTGGCCACATCATGGTCCGCAACGTTGAACTCGAAATTGGTGGTCAACGCATTGACAAACACTACGGTGATTGGCTCCACATCTGGAATGAACTTACTCAATCTGCTGGTCACCAACTTGGTTACGCAAACATGGTTGGAAATACTCCTCAATTAGCTACTCCACTATTCAACCAAACTGCATCCTCTTTAAGTGTTAATGGTCAAGTTCTGTATGTTCCCCTTGAGTTCTGGTTCTGCCGTAACCCAGGTCTTGCTCTCCCCCTTATTGCTCTTCAATACCATGAAGTCAAGATTAACCTTGAACTTCGTGATTCCAAAGATGTTTACTGGGCTGGTACCTCCGCAGATGCTGGTGCCAACTGGACCACTGCTCTTGGTGCCGTCCAAGTTCCATCACTAACTTCCTGCTCTCTTTTCGTTGATTATATCTATCTAGATACCGACGAACGCCGTAGATTTGCACAAGTTTCACACGAATATCTTATTGAACAACTTCAATTTACTGGTGATGAATCCACATCCACTGCCAACAACAAAATTAAATTAAACTTCAACCATCCTTGTAAAGAATTAATTTGGGTTGTGCAAAAAGATACCAATGTTACTGATCAAGTAGGTTCCGTTGCTTCTGCTACCCATGCTCTAGGCAAACAATGGTTCAATTACACTGATGCTCAAGATAACACTTACAACAGCACTGATGTCTGGACTAGCTCCAATGTAAGTCTATTAAGTCTTGGTGATCGTGATGCTGGTTCCATGCCTGGTATGGCTGCTGGTGGTGCTAACCATGTTTTCATCCCAGTTTCATTCGACAATGGCACCAACCCTGTTTCCCTATGCAAACTCCAACTCAATGGTCACGATCGTTTCTCCGAACGTGACGGTAAATATTTCAATTTAGTTCAACCATACCAACACCACGAAAATGTGCCCAGCCAAGGTATTAATGTATACTCTTTCGGTCTAAAACCTGAAGAACATCAACCATCTGGCACTTGCAATTTCTCGCGCATTGATAACGCTACTCTTGCACTAACCCTAACTCCAGCATCTGTTGCAGCTAACGCAACTGTTAAAATTCGTGTATACGCTGTTAACTACAATGTACTCCGTATTATGAGTGGCATGGGTGGCTTAGCATACAGTAATTAGTTTCAGACATATACACTTTTATATTTTATACAAGTAATATAGGTAAAAAAAAATAAAATTTAATATATAATTTTTTTATAACTAGTAAATTGTGTAATTTACTAGCATTTTAATAAATTACATAATTGTAATTTATTATTACGATATATTCATAATTCACGTCTATGAATCCGCGACGTTCAACAGGGTGAAATGTCTAGTTAAAAGTATATAAAGAGAAAGTAATATTTATAATTAAGGAGGATGGATATTCTTAAAAGCTTTGTTCTTGATGGTACAGAACATAGTGTTAATGTTCTTTGGGAAGATGACACTCCATTTTTTCGTGCCACTGAAATTGGACAAATCTTAGGGTTGTTAAAAATCAGAAACACAATTTCTGATTTTGATATAGACGAAAGGGTAGAAAAGGACGCCCATACTAATGGCGGGCTTCAAAAAACATCGTTTCTTACAGAATCAGGTTTGTATAGGCTCCTAATGATATCCCGTAAACCCATTGCACGTCCATTTCAAAAATGGGTGTCACATATCATCATTACTATTCGAAAGACTGGAAAGTATGAAGTCCAAAAATACATGGAGGAGATAGAGACACTAAATGGTGATCTGATTCTTGTAAACAATCAATTGATGAGTTTACAAAAAGAAGCTAACCACTTTAAGGATATTGCACAAAAGAGTACCCACCAATCTTACATCGAGGCATATGCCAACAAATATGTAGTTTATTTCGGCCGAATCCGCTCCCTCGATAGTGACCTAACCCTCATAAAAATAGGCTCCACAAAAGATATTCGCACACGTGCGGTGTCTTTAAAAGCAGAGTTTGGAAATATGGAGATATTCAAAGTGATTGATTGTCCATGCAACGAAATGTTTGAGCGTTTTTTACATAACCACAAGGACATCCAAAAGCATGCATACAAAGATGTGATTCACGAGGGGCATCGATCGCATGAGGTATTTGCTCTCAATACTGAGGAGTTGATAAAGACAATCAACATCGCTCTCCACAATGTATATCGTTTCAGAAACATGGTACCAGAAAATTTTGAAATTGAAATGCAAAAAATGAAATTCGAAACAATTAAAGAATTCGAACGAGTTCTACAAATTGCGCAAACAAACTCTAACCCAACTGTCGAAATAATTAAAAAAATAATTGATCCAACATATGTGGATCCAATCCTACGGTTTGCTGATAATCGACAACATACCCAGGCGAAGGGTTCAAAAATTCAACGTTATAGCCCCGATGGTAAAACATTGCTAAAAACATATGAAAGTTCTATAGCAGCTCTTAGAGATATTTCAATAGATTCACCTTCGCGAACTCGTATACACGAGGCAGTTAAATCTAACACTGTTTACAAGGACTTTCGTTGGATGTTGCTCGATCGCCAGCTTCCTGATGATACTCTCCAAGTATTGGAGAAAACCGTTGAAAAGAGCTCTGACATTCGCAAGGGATTTGTCGCGATGCTGAATCTCGAAAAAACTCATATTGTAGAGGTATTTCAAAACCAGAAAGAAGCTGCCGAAAACAGGAAGTTCGGGGGATCTGCTCCGATTTGTGCCGCTTTAAAAAAAAGGACACAGTCAGGTGGTCATTATTTCCAAATGTGGTTTGAATGTTCAGAGGTTTTACAAGATGAGTTTCTTTCACGTAAGACACTTCCTCAAAAAATTACTCCAGGTGGTCAACGCATCTCACAAATGCATCCTGTAACTGGAGAAGTCATAAAGGTATATGCTTCGGTGTCTGATGTTATCAAAGAATACAGATTTTCTCGTGCATCTCTATTTAACGTTATAGAAAATAAATTTATCTCTAAGGGTTATCAATGGGCTTTTGAATAATATTTATTTAATGAAACTTTCATATTCTTCCCATGTCATATCTTGGTTTATAAAATCCTTTTCGAATAATTTAACTCTTCCTGATAAATACCCTTTAATTTGATCAATACTTGTAATTTCTCCAAATAATTGTTGAGAATTTTTTGACATATATGTCATAGGATTCTTTGGATTATTGATTTTATACTTAATAATTTTAATAATGGTGACAATATTAATTTTTCTTTTGTTTTTTGATACTAATTCATTTTTTGTAAATTCTTTATTATATTCTTTTTGTTTCTTTTTAATATCCATATTTTCTATTGTCATTTCAGATATTTTCAAGTATTTTTTATGAATAATATCACTAATTAATGTACGTTTCACATTAAATTTTTCAGAAATACTTTTCATTGTATTTTTTTCTTCATATAATTTTCGAATTTCATTTATTTGGTCATCGTTTAGTTGTCTTTTTTCTGCTTTAGCTAAAGACGCACCCAATGCAATTTTAAGACTATGGTCTCTTGAACGTTCAACTCCAAAATTTGGATTATTTATACCTTTCATATTTTCGCTTTTTTTCTTATTATTTTCTAAATATCTTTCTAGTTTTTTATTAGAAATAACATTATCAGACTGTTTTTTCATTTTAATTTTTCCCTTTTTGTTTAATTCATTATCATTTTTAAGTTTAATTAAATTGTCTTTGTCATTTATTACAATATCCATAAATTTATGTAATTCATTAATATCTTTATATTCATTATTAATTATTTTTAAGGTATATTGTAATTGTAAATTTTTTTCAACAATAAATTCTTTGATAATATTCAAAAATTTACTCGCATCTTTTATATCATAAATTATAAGTCTTCCATTTTCTATATTTCCCATACCAATAAACTCCTTAATTTTATCTAGTAATAATTGGTCTTTTTTTTGAGTTATGGAGAGTTTAAAATTATATTTTCTATTTTTATGATAGTTTATTCCAAAGAATCCTTCTGCATCTACTAAACCAGCTATATATTCATATGATATTCTATCATATGGTTTAATTAAATTACCATTTTTACTTTCATTATTTATTTCTGCAAATAATTCAATCATACGATTTTTATTATCTTCCTTGAATTCTTTAATAAATTCTAATGCCAACTCTATTTTTTTACTTTCAATTATAATATAATCTTTAATATCATTTAAAAATTGTTCTGTATATTTTCCATTTAAATTCCATTTAAATTGATTTTTTTTATTGCATTTTTCTTTTTTTTCATGAATTGTACCTCCATATTTTTCTTGTAAATATAATAATATAATTGGATTGCTTTGTAATAATTCAATTGATACCATTAAAAATTCATTAATATTTTTAATAATAATAGAACAATTTCTATCAATAAATCCAGCTATATAAGAATGACTAATATTTTTATTTATTAAATCAATATTAGAGATATCAATTTCTTTATATTTTTTTGATTCTCTATAATTTTTCATATATTCAGATTTATTTTTATTATATTCTTCTTCACCTAATTCTTTTTTTTTCTTTTCAATATTTTTGTTTGTTTTTTCAATATTGTAAATTTTACGGAGATTTACAAGTTCTATTTTATATTTAAGTTTACCTTGGCTTTTAAGATATTTATATCTATTATTTCCCCATCTATTTTTCCACCATTCGAATATTTCATTAATTGATTTTGCATTTATATTAAAAGTATCAGTTTTTCCTTGTAGAAAGCTTTGAGAATTATTATCAGTAAATCCTATATATACACCTCTTTTTTTTCCATGTTTTAAAACTTCAAGTGGTATATCAAGGTATTCTAATACTTTTTTAATTTTAAATAATCTACTATCATGTTTTATAGTATTAAAATCTTTTAAAGTTTTTAATACATTCATTGTTTTATCATATAATTTATCTGGTATATTCAATGTTCCATAACCTTTTGTTTCTCCAATATATTGTAAATATGGTTTCATTCTATCATATTGAATTGATTTTCCATTAATAGAAAATGTGGTTACGCAAGCAAAATAATGTCCATATTTATTATAATAATAATCTTGAACTTCTTTTGAATAACATAATGCAACTAATAATTTTCCAATATTATAATTATAAGACATAGGTTGTAATCCAACACAACAATTAATATTAATTATATATTTAAGTTTTTGCATATTATCTTTAATTTTCCATCCAATAAAATTATCTCTAGAACTATAACTGCGTAAGTCAGATGCGATTGAGAATATTCCAAAATATTTATTTGTTGATATATCTTTAACAAGAACACGTATATTTCTTCCAATATTCTTAAAAGTTCTAATAGAACTTGTAAATACTCTAAAATAATTCCATAAATCATGTTGCTCTGGAGATTCACAAAATTCTAAAATAGGTTTTATATTATCTAATGTATCATCGGTATATGTATTAAATATTTTTTGTTTATAAAATTTATCTTCATGCATAAATGATAATTTATCAATTTCATCAAGTTTAAATCTTTTATTAGCTGTTTCATAATCAACATCCATTAATTCCATAAACTCTTTTTGTAAAAATTTAATTTTACATACCATGGTGTATATGTATTCTAATTACAGTTAATTAAGAGATTCTTATATAATATTTCAATTTTTTTTATTAAAAAATTGAAATTATTGAATAAATATTTATTTTTATCAACATTTAAAAATAATACAAATATTTATTTTTAAGAATGTCTATTAATAATAATAAAACAGAAGAAAATATTGGAATTTCACAGATCATAAATGTAAATGATACTGCATCATTGAAGGCTGAGGCTGTATCATTAAAGGCTAAAACTGATGCAATAAATATTGAGACTGCCGCATTAAAGGATGAGATTGCCGCAGTAAAGGATGAGACATCTAGATTACTGGCCTTCATAACTCGTGTGGCTCAGAGAACATCTGAAGCAGAAGAATAATTATTTAAATTTAGTTTTTAAAAAGTTAAATCGTAAACACTATTGATTTTTAGCGGGTATTTTAAAATTATAAATGTTTTTATTATCATTTAAAGATAATACAAATTATATTTTAATAATGTCCCTTGAATTATTTATTGATAAAACTGATGACCGTCTTTCACAGTTGTTAAATGACATTTTAAATACCGAAGAACAAAAACTTTTCGTTCAAAGTTTCCAAACATATTTACATTATGGTAATGATGATACATCTTTTGTTATTAATCTTGATGATATTTGGCAATGGGTTGGGTTTACAAGAAAAGATAATGCAAAACGTTTATTGGTAAAAAATTTTGAATATAATACCGATTTTATTGGTCTCCTCGCGGAAGAGGAGACCAATAATAAGGAAACTATTATGTTAAATGTTAATACATTTAAAGAGTTTTGTATATTAGCAAATACAGATAAAGCAAAACAAGTTAGAAAGTATTATTTAAAAATGGAAAATATTATGCATAAATATATTACTGAAAAAATTGAAGCAAATAAAGAAAAATTAATCGAAATGGATACCAAATTAGTAAATGCAAATTTTCAAATTGAAGTAGAAAGACATAATGTATTAATTCAAACATATTCCATGCGAAGAGTTGTATATATAATGAAAGTTATTACACTTGAAGATGGGAATTTAATAATTAAAATTGGTGAATCTGAAAATATTAAAGAACGTGTTGAAAAACTAAGTGTTGAATTTGCAACTAAAATTATAGTTTTAGAAATCTTTATATGTGAAGATAGTCGTGCATTTGAAAAATTTCTGCACAAATATCCTGAAATTAATAAATATAAATACTCTGAACTTATAAATGGTAAAAAATCTACAGAATTATTCAAAACTACATCTAAAGAATATCATAAAATTGTAAAATATGCAAATAAATATTTAAAAAATTATAATAAGGATATAGAAATTATGAAGCTTCGTATTAAGGAAAAAGAACTTGATATCAAAAATAAAATCATTTCAATTTGTACAACTAAAGATGATTTAATTAAAGTTTTGGAATTAGTAAATTTAAGTTCAATAAAATACGAATCAGTAGAATCTTCTTCAGATGAAGAAGATGAGAAACCTATAAAAAATAATAAAGAAATTAAAGCTACAATTTATAGAGAACCACTATTAAGAGAATATGGTCCAAGGGTTCAAATATATGATAAAGATGATTTAACAAAAGTTATTAGAGTTTTTAACGGTATTACTGAAGCAACTAGAGAAATAAAAGATTCAAGTTTTACTCATATTAAATATGCTTCTAAGAATATGATAGTGTATTTAAATTATCGTTGGCATTTACTTGATCGAAATGATATTGAACCATATAAACCTAAAAATATTGGTGAGACTGTTTTTGCAAAACAAAATAAAAGTAGTTTTGTTGCAATGTTAAATCTTGAAAAAAATAATATTGAAAAAGTATTTCAATTACAAAAAGATGCAGCAGAATACATTCAACAACAAACATCTGTAATATGTACTGCTATTAAATATTCTGCTAAAGTTGGTGGATATTATTGGATTATTTGGGATAATGCACCACAAGAATTAAAAGATACATATCTCGAAAATAATGAATTACCTCAAAAATATAAAACTGCTCGTGGTGCAAAAGTCCAACAAATTGATTCAAAAACCGATGAAATAATTAAAGTTTTTTCGTCAATTACAGATGTTGTTAAAGAAATGAAGATATCAACTAAAACAATTAAAAGTGTTTCAATTAGCAATTCAATTCATAAAGGATTTAAATGGAAAATTATTTAATATTTTGTTTTTCACATTGTGATAAATTATAAATATAATTATCACAATTATGTGATTTAATAGGCGAATCATAATCAATATTTGAAGATAAAGTATTTAATAATCTTAACCATCGTGTAATACCTTTTTTTTCTTTTGGGAATAATTTATATTCATTATTTTTTAATAAAATACTATTAGTATGTGCCCATATTGGCCTAATTGGTATTGTTGGTATAATATCTTCTTGATTTACAATTCTAATATTATTTTTAATATTTTGTGTTAACCATTTAACAAAAGCATCATTACCAGTACGTGGGCATCCAATTGTACATAATGAAACTTCTTTATTTTTTTCACCATAGAAAGCTGCAGCAATTTGTGCAATTCCAGCGCCGAGTGAATGACCAGAAATATATAAATTTTGAGTATCTTGATTTTCAATTAATCTAGTAATTTGTGGTTCAATAGATACAAATTGATCATAAAATCCTTTATGAATTTGAATTTTTTCTTTATTATCAGATAAATAAACTAATCTTACATTTAAATCTGATATAATATCCTGCATAGTATTAGTGCCTCTGAAAGTAATATGCATATTTTGAGTATCGCCAATTTTTTCATTCCAAAAGTATGCTTGAGCTTCTTTATTTGTGATATATATAGGACATTCTAAAGCATTACATAATATTTCATCTTTATTCTTCCATAATTTATGTACTTCAATTGGATTTAAATATGCCATTTTAGCTCTTTTAGCAGATTTAATAAGATATTCAAAATCTGGATCTGTCGTAGTATTATTTATTTTTTTAAAAATTTTAAACATTTAAATTATTTATTAATTTATAATATAATTAATTTAACTTAACTTAATTTTATCATTGAATGCCCCACCACCTGCTGCTTGTAAAATCATAGTTTTTTGAGAAATTTCATCATTCAATTTACTTATAATAAAATCTAATACATGAGTTTTTGTTTTTAAATATTTACTTCTATCATGAAATATTATTTTATATTTCCAGTTACATTGAAGTATTTTCGCGTTATCTTCAACATTAATCCAACCACAACGAATACCTTCAAAAGTAATGTAATTACTCGAGATTGAATAATCTTCAAGGATATTTTGAATATATTTTGTACAATTTGTAAAATTCAAAGGTAATTTTAATATAATAGAATCAAGAATTTTTGAATTAGATATGTTTATAATTGGTTTATTTAATATTAATATATTTGAAACTGTCATTATTGTAGTTCCTTTAAATGAAGTGTAACCAGGGCACATATTTGTTACTGTATATGGTTGATTATCATAAATCAAAATATCTCCTATATTATATGGTCTATGACTTATCATTAAAAGTATAAATCTTATTTTATCATATAAGAATGATGATACATATGTAGCTGTTATAATATATATTTTAAAAAGATCAATTCCTACACTAAATGCACTATTATATCCAAGTATTTTTGAAATAAATACAAGTGCTCCTGAGTAAATAAATCCCGACATATAAATAGATACCCAATTAATTAATGTGTAATCTGTATATAGATTAAAAGCAAATCTTTGTCTTAAAAATGCAAATTTATATAATAAATCATATATTTTATATTTATTAATATATTGTCCGCCATCACTTAACATATCCCATAATAATTTATAATCAATAATATTATGAGAAGATGTAAATTGAATAAATTCATTTATACTAATTTGTCCATCTTCATCAATATCTAATTTACTAGCAAGAAGGTTATACATTTCTGATACTTTTGATGGTATTAAATTAATAATATCTTCATCTGATTTACTCATCCAATATGTTGTAAATTGTTGAGTATTATATTTGCTTATAGATTCATTATATAATGTGTCAAATCCTTCTTTAAATTTGTGATTTATAGTAATAATATTTTCATTTGATAAAATATCAATCCATTCTTTCATCCTATGGACAATAAATGTATAAATAAATATGAAAACTACAACACTTTGAATAAAAATGTAACAACCAAGTAAAATTATTGCAGAATCAAATAATTTTATAATAATATTTTTTAAATTTTCATTTTCATTTACTATATATAAATAATAAATAGTATATTGATATGCAAAACAACCACTGAAAAAAAATAAACTTGTTAATAATCTTCTTAATTGACATGTAATTAAATGTATAAAATTACATTTTTTTTCTATTATATATATAATATTTATCTTACTAATTAACCAAGATAAATGAAAAATTGTTGCAAATGCACATATTTCATTTATAATTTTTAAAATGGTATATTTATTAAAAAAAATGGTAGTAATAATTCCAGATAAGTTTAATAACATTATTGGAATATGAAGAAATAGTTCTCGAGTTACCATATTATTATCTATTATTATCTATTAATAATATAATTATATATTAACATTAGGATTCCTATTATTAAAAGACAACCTCCTAGTGCATACATCATTATTTTTTCAGAAATAAAATTATTTACAACTAAATATGAACCTATAAATACACCAATTACAGAACCTATAATAAGTGCAATACTTTTATATATTTTTACATGACCTTGTTTATAATATAAATAAACTCCAGGTAATGTTTGTGGAACCATTTGTAAAACTAAACTCATTGCAACAGCTTGTTTAATGCTTAAACCAAGCATCATTAACATTGGTATTAATAAAGCTCCGCCGCCAATTCCAACAACTCCCATAAGTAATCCAGTTATAATTCCTGTTAAAATAAATAATATTGTTATTAACATTTTTATTTTAATTTAGAAAATTAATTGGTGAAAAATTAACATTATATGGATCTACTGCTTGAAAATTTTCTATATTATTATATGGATCTAATGCTAGGAAATTTTCTGTATTATGTTTAATTTCATCAGTAATAATTTTATCTATTTTTGATGTTCCTTCCTCAATAGTTTTTTTTACTATTGCTTCATCTTGTTTTTTTTCTTTTGTTATATCTTCACGATCTTCTTGTTTTATTGGTATTATACTATTAATTTTAGCTTCAGCTTTAGATTTTATAAATTCTTTTTTTTCATCAATTTTAATTGTACTTTTTAAACCAAAAACAGTTCTATTTAAGAAATATTCAAGAAGTAAAAAAGTAAATATAATTGTTGTAATCCATACGATGATAAACCATATAATTTCAAATGGAACAGTCAATAATTTATTATTTTTTAAAAAAGTTACATTAAAAAAATCAAAAATCCACAATAATGAAGGTATAATTATAGCATTTAAAATTTTTTCAATAACTTCTTTAGTTGCTACACCAATACTAAAACCAGTTGCTGTAGCCAATATATTGTTGCTAAAAATAAATTTTTGAAAATCTGTAAAAAATTTATATGCTAAAATCGAGGAATACATTATTTATATATTTATATATTCTGTCT